TTTCATCATTGCTGACAATATGTCAGGCACCCTAGACCTGGCAGGCCGTCGGTCTGAAATTGCATACCAGCTTGCCAAAAAGGGCGACGAGCTCAAGCGCGACATGGAATTCAACATGGTCGGCGTGAACCAAGCAGCTGTTGCTGGTAACAACACAACTGCTCGCAAGACGGCATCGCTGTCGGCGTTCATTCGCACCAACACCAGCAAAGGTACCGGCGGCGGTGATCCAACTGTCTCTAGCGGGATCGTCAACGCAGCCCGCACCGACGCGAGCTCAAGCAATCAGCGCGCTTTTACGGAAACCATGCTGAAAGCTGTAATTAGCAGCGTATGGTCGGAAGGCGGCGAGCCAGAAATCCTGATGGTGGGCCCATTCAACAAGCAGGCAGTATCGGCATTTGCTGGTATCGCAGCGCAGCGTTACATGGCACCGACTGATGGACCTTCTTCGATCATCGGAGCGGCTGACGTCTATATTTCCGATTTTGGCAGCATCTCGGTTGTCCCCTCAAGATTCAGCCGAGAGCGTGATGCTTACGTTATTGACCCTGATTTGGTTGAGATGGCTAGCTTACGACCACTGCAGTCTGAAGAGCTTGCCAAAACAGGTGACGCGACCAAGTTTATGATGCTTGCCGAGTATGGCTTGCAGGTAAACCAGGAAGCTGGCCTGGGCATCATTGCTGACCTAACAACTTCGTAAGGTCTGAGTGATGACTGATCGACGCACCTTGAGCTACGACCCTCTAACTAAAATCAAAACCGATTTTGTGTTTGAGGCCGGCGACAAACCGTCTGACGATAAGTTCACCATTGCGACATCGCAGGACGTGAGCTCTATCGTCAAGGCGAATAAAGTCGCCCGGAATGAAATCGACCGCCATCACAAGCATGGCGAATGGTCCAAGGTTGCGTCGATTCCGCTGTCGGTCTACTACGACCTGCAGCGCCGGGGGATTCTCAAGGATCAAAAGGCACTGAAAAAGTGGCTGAACGATTCAGACAACCGAGCGTTTCGGACGCGCGACGCGAGGCTCTAATGGCCATCACGACCTACAGCGAGCTTCAAAGCGCCATCGCTGACTGGTTAAACCGCAGCGATTTGACGTCGGTGATTACTAGTTTCATCAGTTTGGGCGAGGCGCAGTACAACCGCACGATTCGCCATCGCTCGATGATTACTCGCAGCCAGGCAACCATCGATTCTGAGTACAGCGCAACGCCGCCAAACTGGATACAGACGGTTTCATTTATCTTGGAGACGAACCCGGTTACTCAGCTGGACTATGTAACCAACGAAGAATTAAACCGTAAGAAAACCGCTGGAAATACTACCGGCAAGCCACAGTGCTATAGCCACGTTGGCACAGAAATACAGGTTTACCCGCCGCCCGACGCAAACGGCTACACCGGCGAGCTAGTTTTCTACAGCAAGATTCCTGCGCTGTCGGACTCGAACACCACCAACTGGTTGCTGACGGCCAGCCCAGACATTTATCTGTACGGCAGTCTCACGCAGAGCGCGCCGTACCTGCGTGACGATGATCGCATACAGATATGGGCGAGCCTTTACCAAAAGGCCATTGATGATCTGAACATCTCCAACGAACGAACGCGCGGCCAGACCAGCGTCAAAATGAGGGCAGTCGCACTGCAATAGCTTATGGCATTTACCGATTATCTTGAGAACAAAGTTTTGGATTATGTGTTCAGCGGCGGCAGCTTTTCGCAGCCTGGCACGAAGTATTTGGCGCTCTATACGGTCGCACCCACTGACAGTTCAGCGGGTACGGAAGTGACTGGCGGCGGCTACGCGCGCCAAACCGTAACGCTGACGACTAGCGGTAGCGACACAACAAATAGCGCTGCGGTTGAGTATCCAACAGCGACAGCTGGCTACGGCACAGTCGTTGCGGTCGCGGTGCTAGATGCGAGCTCTGGCGGCAACATGCTGGCGTATGCCTCGCTCACTGCAAACAAAACCATAGCAACCGGCGACGTGTTTCGCGTGCCGGCAGGCGACCTAGATATTTCCCTTAACTAATGAGTCAGGGGTGGTCCAATGGCAGCTGGAACCAAGGGCGATATGGCGTTTGGAGCTATCAAGATTGTGCAGCTAGTACGACTGCTACAAGCAGCTTCACTGCGTCTGCAGCAGTCATTAAAGACGGCCAAATCGCTATCAGTGCTGCTTCTGTGGTTACCGCGAGCGGTGAGCGTATTAAGCGAGGGGCTGCGTCAGCGGCTGCGAGTAGCAGTATCACTGCTGCAGCTGTCGTTGTCGCCAATGGAGCCGCGTCTATTGCTGCTGCGTCTACAGCTACAGCAAGCAGTGAGCGGATTGCTCTTGGCGCTGCTTCGCTTAGCGCGGCGAGTACTGCGACGGCTGCTGCCGACATCATCGCCAACGCGGCGGCGAGTCTTACGGCTACTTCTTTGTTTGCGAGCGGGGGCGGCGTTGTCCAAAGCGCAAGCGCTGCGGCAACTGAAGTCTCTACGGTCACCGCTGCCGGCGAGATCAAATGGCAGCAGGAGCCAAGCGCCAGTGATACCTGGTCGACCCAGGGCGCTGCATCAACGACATACACAGAACAGGCTGCGGCCAGCACAACTTGGCAGCAGGCGGCGTGAGGACTAACTGATGGCTGACACCTTTTCTAACGATTTACGCTTGCGGCTTCAAGAGAGTGGCGCTAACAGTGGTCAATGGGGAACACTCTTAAATACCACTATTAGCAACATTGCCTCTGCATTTAGCTTAGGTAGTGAAGCGATACCTGACGCATCGACTCACACAATTACTCTGGCTGACGGCACTGCCGACGAAGCCAGAAGTATGTATTTGAAGTGTACCGGCGGTGGCCAAGCATGCACCGTGACCCTTGCGCCTAACACGATCTCCAAGGTCTGGATCATCAGCAACGAAACGTCGTTCACTCTGACGTTTACTCAAGGCTCTGGCGCTAACGTGGCTGTTGCTGCTGGTGCGGTAAAGATGATTGTTACAGATGGCGCTGGCTCTGGCGCTGCTGTAACGGATGCGTTGAGTGGGTTGGAAGGATCGCTCTCTAGCTTAGCGATCAGCGGTGAACTTTCTACGACATCCGCTGGTACATCCAACGTCCGTGTAGGTGTCAACGCAGGTAACAGTATTACTTCTGGCGGCAACTATAACGTCGTTGTGGGCGATGAAGCGGGTACGGCTTTGACTACGGGTGATAACAACGTAGCCATAGGCTTTGAGGCGTTAAAAACTGAAGATGCCAATGGGGATAACGTAGCTGTTGGGTATCAAGCTCTCAAAACCCTGAATGCTGGTGCAGATGCTTTTAACACGGCGGTTGGGTATCAATCTGGTTTATCAGTCACAGAGGGAGTTCAAAATACTCTTATAGGTTCACTTGCTGGTGGAGCACTCACCCATGCAGATTTTAATGTAGCTGTTGGCAGAAATGCTTTAAAAACAGACACATTAGGGTCAAGAAGCGTAGCTATTGGACGTTCCGCACTTGAAGCACAAAATTTTACTACTGCCACCGACGCTTATAACGTAGCCGCTGGGTTTAATGCTGGTACGTCAGTCACCACGGGGATTCAGAATACCCTCATCGGTGGTCTTGCTGGTGATGCACTGACTGATGCTGATAACAACGTGGCTATGGGGTATGTCGCTCTGAGTACAGACACCCAAGGTAGTGGCGCAGTAGCTATCGGTACCTCAGCGTTAAATGCACAAAACTTTACTACCGCTAACAGCAATTACAATGTAGCAGTTGGTTTTAACGCAGGTGCCTCAATCACTACGGGCGTTAACAACACTGTTGTGGGTGGCCTAGCTGGCGATGCTCTTACTGATGCGGATTTCAATGTTGCAGTAGGTGTTGCGGCACTCACGTCTGACACTTTGGGTAGTAAGTCTGTGGCAGTCGGCATGAATGCACTGACCGCGCAAAATATGACTACTGCGACTGATGCTTTGAATACGGCGGTAGGCCATGCCGCAGGTGCGGCGGTCACCACGGGAGTTCAGAATACCTTAGTGGGCGGCCTCGCTGGAGATGCTTTGACCGCTTCTGATTTCAACGTAGCGGTGGGTTATGGCGCTTTGAGTTCAGAAACTTTAGGTGCCAGGAATGTTGCAGTTGGTCAAGAGGCATTAGGCTCTCAAAACTCTACTACAGCAACGACTTCTTACAACACCGCAGTGGGGATGCAAGCGGGGCGATTAATCACGACGGGAATTGAGAATACATTAATTGGCGCTCTTGCGGGTGACGCACTAACAGATGCTGATTATAACGTGGCAGTCGGCAAATCAGCTTTGAGTTCTGACGTTTTGGGCAGCAGAGCGGTGGCTCTTGGTCAATCAGCTTTAGCCGCGCAAAATTTCACTACGGCAACTTCGTCTTATAATGTGGCTGTTGGAGACGGTGCTGGTCTGTCAGTCACCACGGGAATTCAGAACACTATTGTGGGTGGCCTCGCAGGTGATGCTCTGACTGATGCTGATTTTAACGTGGCCGTGGGTCTGAATGCTTTAACCAGCGACACACTAGGAAGCAAATCAACTGCTCTTGGTCATGGAGCTTTGAACAGCCAAAACTTCACGACAGCGACAGATACTTTTAACGTCGCGGTGGGCATGAGGGCAGGATTTAATGTTACTACGGGCGTCCAGAACACCCTCATCGGTGGTAACGCGGGGGATGCTTTAACCTCTGGAAACTCAAATGTGGTGGTGGGAACCAACGCGCTTACGTCTGATACGTTAGGGGATAGAAATGTAGCG